TCATTTACAAATCTTGCAATACCGTCATTATAACCAGCACCAGTATCAGCTTTTTTAGATTCTAAAAATCCAGAAACTAAAACACCAGTACTTGTAGTTTCAAACTTTTTGCTTCCGTTATAATATAATTCAACTTGTGCGTTTTCAACTAGCTTAGCCATATATTCTGTATCGGCTGCGTTGCTAAGTGTTAAAAAACTACTAGATATAATTAAATTACCCGTTCCAGAATCTGTAATAAAACTATTACTACCATCGTGATAAATTTGTAGATCAGTAGAAGCACCAAATCTTGCTCTACTATTATCAGCAAAATTAGCATTACCACCTGTTATTTCTATTCCATTTGTAACTGATGCTTGACCTGTTACAGCAACACCACCTGTCGTTGTCTCAAACTTTTTATTGCCTGCGTAGTATAAAATTACTTCAGCGCCAGTATTTGCAACTAAAAATGATTGTGTGCCATCTGCTCTTTGTAATCGTAGGTTACCAGCTCTTATTAATAAATTACCTGTACCTGTATCATCTATGTAACTATTTGAGCCATCATGATATATTTGAAGATCATCATCGTCGCCGAATATTGCTTTTGAATTATCATCAAATGTTGCGTTAGCAGAAAATCTTACTGAATTGCTAAATCTCGAAGCAGCACCTCCTACTTCTATACCATTATTAAATGTTGCTTGACCGTCAACCTCTAAAGCAATAGGTATATAAACATTAGTTTGACTAACACCTAACGCATTAACTGTTACATCAGGAACAAATACTTTTAAATAATTATGATCAGTTGAAGAATCATTAACAAAAGTAATATCATTGCTGTCACCTTGAACTGTTATACCTGTGCTATTTGTAGAGAATTTTATAACATTTTCGTAATATAAATTAACACCGCCATTATTAGCAGCAGTCATATATGTTTCAGTACCAGTACCATTTCTAAGAATTAAGTTGGTAGCATCTAAATATAAATTACCTGTTCCTGTATCAGCTATATGGCTATTAGTACCTGAATGATATATTTGTAAATCAGCTCCAGTTCCCATTTCTAATTTTACATTATCTTGAAAATTAAAGTTTTTATAAGCAACTGTTCTAGTAATTCCGCCGTCTAATGCAAAATACGTAGCTAAACTACCACTACCATTATCTGATTGGAATACTATATCTCCATCATCAGCATTTTGCGTAATTTTTAAATTACCTGTTTCATTTATTATAAAAGAATCTGTACCATCATGTTTTATTTTTAAATCTTCACTTGCACCAAAACTAGCTTTTGCATTATCAGCAAATACAATAGTTTTAGATGCTACCATATTTGTATTGTTACCATCTAATCTAAAATATTCAGTAACTCCGCCAGATCCGTCATCAGATTGAAATATAATGTCTTTATTATCAGCATAATTTTGTATATATAAATCACCATTTACATTTTCAAATGCAGAATCAGTACCATTGTGATAAATTCTTAAATCATTACCAGTACCCATAAATATTTTTGATTTATCTGGAAAAAGTGTAGCACCTAAAGTTGAAGTTCCATTTACTAAACCACCATCTAATCTAAAATATTCAGCTACCCCGCCAGAACCATCATCAGATTTAAATTTAATGTCACCATCATTTTGCCTATTTTGAATCTCAAGATCGCCAGTTTCGTTTTGTATAACTGAATCAGTGCCATCGTGATAGATTTGTAAATCTGAACCTAAACCTAAAATTAGTTTTTCGTCATCACCCATATATTGGTTACCTCGTAAAGTAAAGTTACCTTCAACATGCAATGGGTTAACTGGTAAAGTAGTGTTTATTCCTAAATAACCATCACTTGTAATTTGCATTCTCTCTGACCCAGCTGTAACAAACTCTAAAGAATCATTAGTGTGGTCATAACGTACTTGACCCCTATATGCTTCATTACCTGTTTCACCATCACCAAATAATAGATAACCAAAACCAGACGAGCCAGATAAAACAGATATTTGTGAACTGTAATTAGTTGTTGCTGTATTTCCCACAGCTAAAATTGGATTGTCTGAAACATCATAATCTCCAGGACTAGTAGTGCTGATTCCAACATTTCCAGAACTATCTATATATAATCCGTCTGTACTAGTAGAATTTGTCCTTAAATGTAATTCGTTATAAGTAGAAGCACTATTAGAGAATCCGAAAATTTGAGCAGCCGTAGTATTGTTTCCGTTTATAACCACACCTACATTATTAGAGGTATCAAAAGATGCAGCATATACGTTACTACTATCTACATCTAATTTCCAAGTATTTGGTGTTTTTCCTATTCCAACATTTCCAGCACTGTCAATACGCATTCTTTCTGTAGGCGAACTTGAACCATCACCACTTGTTCCGAAAGCCATAAAACTTGGTGCATCTCCATTGGCTACTGCTTGACCATCTGCTGCAACTTGAATATAACCCATATTCTCAAAATCAGTTCCATCAAAACCTTGAAACCTAACTACACCACCTTGATCATTAGGTAAGGCAGAAGTTGGTTCTGAAGCATCTTTTGCTCTTAATGTTAGTAGGTTTGCAGAACCATCTCTACGACCTTCTATTATTACAGATCCAGAAGTTGCATCTGGATTACTTGTATCTACAACATGTAATTTTTCATTAGGCGCAGTAGTTCCTATTCCAATATTGCCTGTTGATGCCTCTGCTCTAAACATGACAGAAGCAGAAGTGTTAAAAATATCAAAATCACTATTTTGTGTAACACCAAATGATAATGCAGAAGAATCTGGTCTTGTAAAATATAATCCAGATGTTCCATGAATTATACGATAAGTTTCTTGACCACTTCTTGTAAAATGCACTGCGTCTTGTGTGCTATCTATATGTAATTTTGAACTAGGCGAATCAGTTCCAATCCCAAAATTACCGCCATTATTTATATAACTAGGAGAGTTTTCTTCTGCATATATTTTTATAACTCTAGTTCCATCAGATTTAAATAATTCAAAATTACCATCACCACTAGAATCAGCGCCTAACTTAAAAGCGTAGTTACTACCATCGTAATGCGCTATATACTTAGCATCACCAGATATAGTTAATAATTCAGGAGGACTAGTAGTTCCTATACCGACTAACCCAGCATTGGTTATTCTTAATCTATCTGTACTAGCAGTTCTTAAAGTTATTTGTGATGCAGATTGGTTTGCATCTATATGTGCAACAGCATTACTATCAACCCATAAATCTAATCTTTTATTTCCACCTTGATTATCTTCTAATCTTATAAAAGGTGTGTTGCCATATAACATTAATTGTTTGCTAGGCGAAGTAGTTCCGATTCCTACTCGTCCTGAACTATCAATACGCATACGTTCACTGTCAGCTGTATCAAATGACATACTATTTCCATTATGTCTATATATTATTTGACCTGGATTGTTGTCTGCTGGATCACCAAAATTAATTGTACTATTACCATTTGTGCCTGATAATAAATTTAACGTAGCATTTGCTGTATTAACAGTTAAATTCCCAGCAAAAGTTGCTGTATTATTACCATCTAATCTTAATGCTGTAGAAACAGCTGAACCATCATATGTTTGAAAACTTAATGAGTAATTATTTACTAATCCTTCAACAATTCTTGCGTCACCATTCCCCCAATCTACAAAACCACCAGAAGGTAGATTAAAACCATCAGTTCCTGTTAGTACAAAGTTTGGTGCTGTAACAGTACCTGCAAAAGTTCCATTACCACTTTCATTCACTCTAAATAACTCAGAATTAGCACCAGTAGATACTATAAATATTCTATCTGTTTGATTATTGTCTGAATCTATATTTAATCTTATTGAGCCATTAGATTTAATTATTTCATTAGAGGCACCATTAAGTATTATATTACCCCCAACAGTTACATCTCCCGCAACAGCTAAATTATTTGTTAAATCCCATGTATCGTCTGCATCATCAAATATAAAACTTGCTTGTGTAACACCATCGCCTCTATAAATAGATATACCAGAAGTAGTCGCTGTTGCTGTATTTGGTGAGCCCTGAGTAGTGTTTAATTGTAATATATTATCTTCAACTTCTACTGTTTGTGTATTAAGTATTGTTTGAGTTCCATTTACTGTTAAATTTTTCTCAATAACAACATCACCTTCTTTGGTGATATACATTCTTCTTTGAGGCGCTGTTTGGTCAGATACTAATGTAGTCCAAAATTCTAATTGACTATCACCACCATCACCACCACTTGCTCTTACACCTCTAATTTGAGCATTATAATTAGTTAAACTTCCACCTGATGCTGAAGTACTAAATATAATAGAGCCACCCCCACCGTTTATATTACTTCCGTCAACATCTAAATATATTATTGAAGTTGGAGAAGATGACATTGTACTATCTATTTCTAGATTTCCACCACCAATAGTAACATCACCTGTAAAAGTTGACATTCCTGTTTCAACTTTTAATTCTGTAACTGCAGAAGGTTGTAAATAAATAGGTTTATTTTCTCCAGTATTATAATCTGATTGAATAAGTAAAGCATCTGCTCCTCTTATATATGCACTAGCGGCATCATTTGTAAATGTTAATTCATTACCACTTATATTTAGGTCATCTCCAACAGTTACATCAGCAGCAAAAGTTGCATCACCAGTGTCCCTTGCAATAGTTAATCTTGTAGTATCTACATTTGTTCCAACACCAATTTTAAATAAATTGTTAACACCATCATATCTAATTGATGCACCATTAGCTGGTGAAGTTGTACTGCCCTCATGTAATAAAATTTTAGAATCTGCCGCCCCTAAATTAGTATTAATATTTAATGTTGCGCCTGAACTATTTGAAATATTTACATCTCCTGCAAAAGTTGCGTTTTGAGAGGTATCTAAAGTTAGAGCTGTGTTATTACCATCTGTTGAAAGCTCCATGTATTTACCACTTTGAGCTCTAATCATGATCTTACCAGTGTCCCAAGTTAAAGTACCAAAATCTCTTGCTTGTCCCCAATCTAAAGTACCATCAGCTTCCATACTAATTCTTGGAGTTTGTATAACAGCTGAGTTAGATGAAGTTATGATGTCACCTGCAAAAGTTGCGTTACCATTAGCAGCTATATCTAAAGAGTTGCCAGCTGCATTTTTAAATCTTATCATTTGAACTCCAGCATCTCCAACCTGTAAACTATTAGTACCTGTAGATGCCAAAGCTCTTTGTGTTGAACCTGATAAAGCTAAATATATATCACCACCATTAACCGTTACATCACCTGCAAAAGTTGCATTTCCAGAAGTAGATATATTTAAATAATTAGAACTCCAACTACTACCGTTATAATATCTTAAATTCCAACCATTAGCGCCATCAAATAATTGTTGCCATTTATTACCATTATTACCGTAGTTTAAAATAAATGTGTCTAATGATTCAATATTTCCACTAACAGTTAACTTTTCACCAGGTGAAGTAGTTCCGATTCCGACGAAACCATCCGAATCAATTGTCATTCTATCTGTTAATGCTTGTGAAGTGGAATTAGCATTAGTGGCTTGAGCAAATTTTAAATCACCATTTGTTTCATTGTATATAACATTACCTTTAAATCCTCTAGTTATAAAATTATTTCCCCCAGAAGTTGAATCATTATCACAACTAAATGATAAAAACGGGCGACCAGAAGTATACATAGCTCCTAGTGTACCATAATAACCTGAAGTTTGATTTAAATGACCAAATTCAATTGAACTACCATTTTTTCTACTTGTTAATTTAGAAGCGGTTTGGTTTGATGTAACGCCTATTAAAACTTCACCTGAACTATTAATAAACATTCTAGCACTTGTTCCAGTTTTAAATGTTATACCACCAGAACCTGTATTCTGAATAATTTGAGAAGTACCTGTGGATGCAATCCAGTTAGCATAATCTATATAATTATTATTATTATCACGCCATAAATAAATTCTTCCTGAATTTTGTAATCTAATATTACCTGCTACTTCTAGTTTTTCATTAGGCGAAGCAGTTCCAATTCCGACATAACCAGTATTACCAATTCCTGTTAATATATTAATTGCACCAGTCCCAGAAGATGAACCACCCATGAACATTACACTATCCTCAACACCCAAATAACCGCTAGTATCGTCATCATTTATTAATATACTTGATTTACTATCAGTAGAATTAAAATTAGCAACTATATCAGCGCCAGTAGTAACGCTTAACTTATAACTTGGCGCAGTAGTTCCGATTCCTAAACCAGTAGAAGTAAGTCCCATAGCAACACTACCGTTTATATAAAAATAACTTGCGCCATAAGTCCCTGCATAAACAAGATAACCTCCACTTAATATTCTAGCGTAACTACTTTGTGTTCCAAATTCAGCGTTGGATAGGTTGTTTTCTACTTTTAAAGTAATAAGTTCATTTGTTCCATTGGTTTTGGAAATATGAAGAAGTTCATCAGGCGAATCAGTTCCAATTCCTACTTTTGTACCATCATCATAAATAACAGAATCTGTTATAGTGTCTGTATCCGACCATTTAGCTACATAGTTTGTAGTGCCTGTACCATCTACACCTGATATTTCAGACAACGATACCCAGTCAGTACCTGTTGCTGTAGAACTTAATACTTGACCTGAAGTACCTGGTAAGTTGTTTGAATCATAGTAAGCTCCAGTAACTCTTAAATTACCCGTAATAGTTGCTAAGGTTCCTGATTGAGCTAATTGTAATATTTCCGTATTAGCTACATAAAATTTTATATTATCCCCAGCTGTTGTTCCTTCTATTCTAACATCGTCAGAAGTCCATCGTAGAGCATTTCCATTTGAAAGTGTTACATCACCAGTTATTCTAGCATTTCCTACTACTTCAAGTTTTGAACTTGGAGAAGTTGTCCCAATCCCGACGTATCTAGATGCGTTAATAAATAAAGCAGATGTTCCATTATTTTTTATATCAAAACTTTGATTAGTACCTGTAAAATTTAATTGATTACTACCGTAGTCAGTGTAGTAATTAGCATTATATCTAGCTCTCAACATTATAGCTGATTGAGCTGCTGTATTTACCTCTAGTTTCTCACCAGGATTATCTGTTCCAATACCTACTTTTGAATTTGCAATATCTACATAAATAGTGTCAGTTGTAACGGCTTGATTACTTGAATTACCAGCAAATATTTTTCCTGTATCTAAATTTGGTGTGGCGTTTGTTCTGCCAGCGCCTATAATTTTAACTGACCCAGTGGTTGCATGTGACCTAGTTACTTTAGCAATTTTCTGAATCAATGAACTTTCACCAGTTGGCGCTGTATTAGTAAGCGCACCAGCAGTTGTGCTAACAAATAGTTCATCACCTTCTAAATAAGCACTAGTATCTAAATTCAATAATGTTCCAAAAGTATATATATCAACAGCAGCATTTAACGAAACAGTTTCTGCTGATAATCCAAAAGCTGGCATTTTAGCTGAATCATTTGCGTCAGCTTTACTTACAACGGTTGTGTTGCCAGATATTCCAGAAATATAAACCACTTCACCTTTTGTTAATGCTTCACCAGCTTGAGCTTTAAATAAAACCGCACCTCTTAAATCACCAATAAATTCGTCAGCTTCAACATTCCCCACAACTTCAAGTTTTTCACCAGGATTATTAGTACCAATACCAACACCAGTTGACGCAACTACTAATTGATTTGCAGAACTGCCGTCTAAATCTTGGAATGCAACTACTTGATTATCATTTGAATCATATATTGAAATTCTATGGTCACCGTAGTCAGATTGCATATAACCACTGCCATTAGAATCTAATTTGAAGTCGCCAAATACATTTAATTTATAAGAGCCAGGTGAAAGCGTACCAATACCGATATTTGAATTTAATTGATATATTACTGAATTTCCAATTGTATCAGAATCAGTCCATATGGGAATATAGTTTGCAGTTCCAGAACCATCAACACCTTGTATTTCTGATAATGAAACCCATTCAATGTCAAAATTGTTGCTACCTGTAGAACTTAAAACTTGACCAGCTGTACCTTTTGAACCTGTATAATCTTTTATACCAGCGTTAAATTGAACACCAGAATCAAAAACCATAGAAGTAGTAAACGTATTAGTCCAACTTGTAGCATTACCAGTTGAAACTAAAACCTTACCACTGCTACCAGCAGAATTGCTGCCGTCATAAAATCTTGCTGTTAATCTAAAATCACCAACAACATGCAAAGTTTCTGTTGGCGCATTAGTACCAATACCTATTTTAGAATCAGGAATGTTGCCATCTATATCGACAAAGAAAAAACCACCTACTTCAAAATCCTCGCTTGATATTTTAACACTAGAATTATTACCTAATCCGTCTGTGATTATTTTTTTTGTAGAATTTATACCAACGTTGTCAGATACTTTTAATAAGCCATCATAAGTATCTTGGATTTTAGTTCCTGTAAGTGAAGCCATTTAGTGATTTTTTACAAATTTACTAAAAATAAAAGTCACTTTCAGCCCTGTCCTCTTGACTTCTTTTTACGTTGTGACTGTGATTTATTTTTGGAATGTATGCCTGGTCTTTTTTTAGGCGCTTTTCTATATTGTGCTGGGTTTACAACCTTACTTCTTTTAGCCATTATTTCTTAAATGAATTAATTGCTTTTTCACTACTACGCCCACCAAAATATGCTATAATTACAGACATCATAACTTTTTCAAACGTGTCATTCCATAAACTATTTATTTGAAATGGAATACCTTCTATACTATCAAAAATGCCAGCAAAACTAAATATTACCACACACCAAATTAAAACAAGTGGTCTAACGTTTTTACTTAACCAGCCAGAATTAACGCTTGTATCGGCTTGCCAACGTGCTGTAACAGCTTCCATTTCTTTGTTTTGTTGATCAAATATCATTTGCTGTAATTTAATCTTATCGTCAAGTGATATGTCTGATTTTGTTATTTCTGCTAATGCTTCTTTTGGTGAAGTAACGCCTTCTAAAACATTTGCTAAAGTTGGATTTATAACACCAGCAGCGCCTAATAATATTTTTCCAACTGTACTATCTTTAAAACTTTTTTTACTCATTATTTATTTTTTCTATAATCCCAACGTGCTTTAGTACCTCTTATATCGTAATGAACAAAAGTGTCATATAAACCCAAGCCACCTTGTAACATTTCGCCATTACTAATTGCATCTTCTATATGTTGGTATAATATTTCTGTTGGCATGCCTTTAACAGCTATATCTGCTGCTTTACCTAAAATATGCTGTGAATTTTTTACACCACCAATTTTTTCATTATGTTCAGGTGATCTATAAGCACTATTTACTTTAATTGGTTTACCTATTTGCTCTCTCAAATATTGTAGTTGGTTTGCAACCTTTACAATATTATAATAAACCTCTTGTGGCATTTCGCAGCCACACTTTGATTCAAATTCTGATTTGCTAAAATTTTTTGTCATAACTTAATATTAATTCCTGTTTTAATTTCCTGTATTTCTTTACCCCAATATGATTGATAATTGTATTCAGTAAATAAACCAAACCATTTGTTTATTCTAAATCCAAATACAATACCAGATTTTATATCAACCCATTTGTCATCACCAATAAAATTGTCATAAGAATAACGTTCATCACCGTCTAATAATTTGTGGTGTGGCAATACGTTTATAAACCCATGAATCCAAATGTTTTTACGATAATAATAATAATCTAACGCAGCAATGCTAGATAAATAGGTAAAATCACCAATTTTAGATAATTCATTGGCGTTATAAATATTAACTAGTGTTCCAAAATGCAAACGTCTGTAATCTTCGTCAGAACTCGCTATTTGCACTCCATTTTGATCGTACCAGAAATAATCATAACCTATTAAATTACCTTGTAAATCTACTTGTTGAAAAACTTGATCTGTATGTCCGAAATCATAACTTAATGACCACCAAGGATTGCCGTCATCAAAATATTTTTGTATTGGATTAAATCCATATGCAACGGGATTTGTTCTTGCAACTGCACCAATAGAAAAATTTAATCTTTTACCAATAGGTAATTTAAATCTTAAATCAACAGAATTATATTCAATATCTACTATTTGGTTTTTTAAATGTTCTGCTTTTACTATGTAATATTTACCAACGTATCTAACGAAATAATTATTATTAGTAAACTCCATACCTTGCTGCCTTCCAGATGAAATATTTACAAGATACTCTAAACCGTCAACGCTACCTATATTAGCGTTTTCTGATGCGCTTTTACTTTCATTACCAGTATAAAAGTTTAATCTGTCTTGATAACCAAATCTTGATATTTTTCTAATACCAAAATTAAACGCATAGTTGTTAGGATTTCTTACAGTTGTTTCTATAAGTTCACTAGATTGGGTTACATAGAATGTTTGGTTGCCTTGTAAACTGTTAGCTTCAGAGTAACTAACATAAGGCGTTGAATACTTAAATATTTGTTTAAATATATTATCTTTTTTTTCTTGACCGTTTACGCTTATGCTTACGATAATTGCGAATAATACGCTGATTAATTTTTTCATCTTTTGGTTTATTAATTAATTTTATTGTTAGTGATACTGCAAATCCACCAAGCGTAGTTGCTAATAAATCTTTAGTATCAAATTTACCATATTGTATATAATCTAAACTTTCCTTGCCAAATCCTACAACAAAAGAAGTAACTATTGGCAGATCGACTGTTTTATATCCAGTATAACCAGAAACAACTCCAGCACCAAAGTGATAGTATTTGTCTTTTTGTATTTGACTAAAACATACACTTGTTAAAAACGCTGCGATAACAAAACATCTATATTTTCTGATAGTATTTGTCGCCAATTTTCTGGTTTAATTTTTAAACTTATATCTCCTTCTAATTTCATTATTTCTTCACCGTCACTGTATAAAATAACAGTTGGTAAAAATTTAACGTTTTCTTTTTGAAAAACTTTAGGGTTTTCGCCCATGTAAAATTTTTGCAAATTATAATCTTTAAATTCAGTCAAAGATATTTCGTCTATAAATTTGGCGCTATAATAAATTACAGTAATGTCATCTTTGTTTTGCGAACTAGTCGCAACCGTTACAAAAAATGCAGTTAGGATTGTTACACATAGTTTCATTTATTTTTTACTTATTTGATATAATCTTTCGTCTATCTTATTAAGTTGTTCTTTTATTTCGTCAACAGATTTTTCAAGTCCTTCAACCTTTTCGTTTGTGTTTGATATGTTAGAACGAATCAAATCGTCTTTGTAAGTCCATTCTATTTTAGATATTTCAGGTGCTGGTAATTCCATTGCTTTTGCTATGTCTGATTTTAAAGCAAAATACATAGAAACTAAAGCAACTGTAAACCCTAATATTGTTCCTATTGTTTTTAAATCTAATTTAATTTCAGTGTTTTCGCTTATTTTTTGTGCCATTTTAATTTTGTGTTATACGGTTTGACAATTCAATAATTCCTCTATAATAAGTATGGTCAGACATATCTTCTTCTAAATATGTAACCCCAGCGTTTTCACTTGTATAAACTGTAAAACCATCTGATGATAAATCAATATACCCAGACGATCTTGTTCTTAATAAATTTAAACATTGTGAAACCATAGAATTTACATCATATTCCCCACCATCGTCAGAAATATATCTTGCAATGCATTCTATTCTTGTAATGGTTTCCATGTTATATTGTGTTCGGTTTTGGTCAACCTCATTGTTAGATACAGAATAAACTCTTATATAAGGAAAACTAGCATTATTAGGAACACGCCCATAAACTGGCACGTTAGCTGAATCAATAGTAACATTACTAGTCAGCGCTGTAATAATTGCTTTCCTTACAAAATGTATTGATTCTAACATTATTTAATTTTATTTATTCTTTTTGTTAACCTATCCATAAGATTTTTTAATTCTTTTCTTGCGCTACTAAATAAAAATGGTCTTGCTGGTAAATTTACTTGACGTATGCCTTTACCTTTAAATTGCATTGCGTATGTGCTTGGTATTCCTAACTCTAACATGTCATCTAAACTTACTAATCTACCAGTGCCAAATTCTATGTATGGCGCATATTTTTTATTTACTACAACTGAAACTGTTTTGCCAGAAATTTCTGGTGTTATTGATTGTCTTAAACCACCTTTATCAACAGCAACAGTTTTTTTTGCTTCTCTTGAAATGTCAAATGCCGTTTTAGCTAATTCTGTAGGTAAAACTTTATTGTCTAAACTTTTAAAAAAATTTAGTTTTCTTTTAAGTTCATTTAAATCACTTTGATTTATTTTAACAATTGCATTCATTAATCTACTTTAGTTGCTTTTATTTTTACAAAATATTTTAATTCAGATTCAAACATTTCATTTATTCTAAATTTATCCGTTTGGTTTTCTTGAACAAAAATATCACCTACTGAAATGCTGTCTGCGGTCTTTTTACGCATGATTAATTCAGCTTCTATGCTTCTTTGACGTTTACCATCAACCATTTCTATTTCACCAGATTTTTGCTTAAAATCACACCATGCTGTTATTACGTCTGACAATGTTGAATTATAACCACCAAAACCGTCAGCAACTCTTGTTAATCTTTTAACAGTAATTCTATCATTTAGTTTTCCTGGATTCATAAATACATTGATCTATAAGAACTTAATATATTTTTAACACTTATTGGCGCATCTACTGTAAGAATATCTTTGCTTTCATCTATAACTTCTGAACGATTATCGTAGTATGTCGCAGCTAATTGTAAAATTGCTTGCTTTAATAAATCGTCAGATAATCCAGCTGTTACATAAGTAATTTTTACTTTATCTGCATAACCATCTAAATCAATAGTTTCATTGTCTAAACCTTCAACAGTGTAATCAGTATTAGCAACACCGTCAATAGTAACGCTTGAAATACTAGCAACAGGCGCAAAAGGAATGTCAAATACGCCAGATGTTTTAGGAATATAATAGGTTCTGTTTTTAGCAACAATATCTCTGCTAATATAGTTTTCACACCAAATCCTAGCTTGTACGATCATACGCCCAATAATAGTGTCATCAGCTGAAGTGTCTATTCTTGCATAAGATTTTACGTCACTTGTTGTAACTAGTTCTGAACCTGTTGTTGAATTAATTTTAATTTGACGCATCGTCTTTAGTTTCTTTAGATACTTTTAATTCCTTGGTTTCTTTTTTTACTTTAGCTTCTTTTGCCGCCCAACCTTTATTGATAAATACTTCAACCTTATTTTCTGGAACGTCAATAAAATCACCAGCAACATAACTTTTGCCTTTGTGATTTAGAGCCATTAATGCTTTTAATTTCATAATATAAATTTTATGTAAAGATAAAAAAAAAGTGCCACAATATTTTGCAGCACTTTTCAAATGAAAACGAAATAAAAATAACCTATAATAATAGAATTAGTTTATGATTGCAAAGTTATTAAAATTATTTGAATATTTACCATGTCTAGTAAATTTGAACGCTGAATTAGTACCATTGTTTTTAATTATGAAAAAACCGTCAAATGCTTGCACCCAAATAGCAAAATAATCTACTTCATTTAATTTATAATATCTATTGTAAGTGTGTAACGTAACATGAATACCACGTGGGACAGATGGCTTTGCTGTTGATTTAATCTGTATTTTTCTCAACTCAAAATTTGGAAGTTCAACAATACAATCATAAGGTGAGGAATCCAGCAGCGGCATTGATACTTTCAATCCACTTTCCATTGCCATAGTGGCAAATTTATATTCCGCAGTGCAACCAAGCAAGTTTGTATCCACGTTCTATAATATACAAAAAACCAGACAAATAATTTTGCCTGGCTTTTTAACTAACTAAAACTAAACAATTAAAAAATTACTTGTTGCTTGTGGAAGCAACTGAAAAAAATAGGATTAATAAGAATAGAAATCCTATTGTGTCGTGATACAAATATAACTGTCTTAAACTAAACAACAGTAAAGTTGTACATAAAATATATTTTATTAAATCATTATTCATAACATGTCTGCTTCAAAACAATCAATGCAGCAATAATATTGATCTTTTACCATTGGCTTTTCACAAACGCTGCAAACAAATTCTAAATCTTCAAAAGGCGTATAATAACCGCTCATGACGTAAAAAAGTTTATTAAAGACATTCCTACCAAACCAACAAGAAGTATCATAAAAATAACCTTTAAACACTTTCTAAAGTGTAATTCAAGTTCCTTTTCCTCTTGCATAATTTTTAAATCCTGATCTAAATAGATTAAACACTGGTGTTGTTCTTTTTTTGTACAGTATTTATATCTGCTACCGTATCTTTTTTTAGCTATTTTATCTAGCATCATTTCAATAGTTGTTTTCATTTTTATTCTATTTGATATTAATTATTATAATTCTAAATGTAATTCCTCAACACCTAATTTTTCTAATTTGTTTACACAGGTTTGTAAAAGCGAACTACATTTAACACATTTGCCATTGAAGAATACCGCCCACCTCATAGATTGCGGAACACTTTTGTCAAATTGTATGCTACCCCTATGACCACCCCATTGCAATTCATCACCAAATTCTGGTATTTCAAAAGTAATTGCTGGTGTGTCGTTATTAGTTATTTTTTCTTTTATTATTTTTTGGATTAATTTTTTCATTTCGTTTTATTTAAATTTTTAATTGTTTTTAATTGTTATTTGATAACAAATCTACAATTCTATATTGGATTAAAAAAATATTTTCAGTTTTTTTTTAAATATTTTTTCATTTACAGATATAAAGAGCAAAAAAAAAGGCGCTAAAACAGCGCCCTTTTTATATTTAATAGTTAAGATTACGGTGTTTCTAAACTAGTTTTTGCATCAGTGAATGAATCACCATAAACAAACGCATTTGGTAAATAGTTTGTTAAAGCTATTCTTTCAACACATCTAACAGTTACAAATCCATCTCTTACGTTAGTACCGTCTTCTCTAAAGAACTCAACAGATACATTATCTCTAATCCAAAGTTGAGTACCTTGGCTAAAGTTACCAGCAACGAATGAACCAGCAGCAATTGCAGTGTTAATTACAACAGGCACGCCCATAAATGTTGGTTGAAGACCAGCATAAACTTGGTCTTTTAAATATCTATTTTGAGTATCTTTTAACAATAAGATTTTGTGGAAATCAGTTGGGTGTAGAATAATTCTATCCGCTGAATACTCACTTAATGCTAATTGATTTAAAGCAGCAACTAATACGTCAAACTCATTTGCATTGTTAACTGATTGATAAAATGCAGCTGAAGAACTTTCATCAAAGTCAGCAGCATCAGTTAAGATACCTGAAAGGTTTGGTGAAGTTCCGTTACCATTTAAAATTTGGTCGTCTTCTTTAGCTAATAATTTAGCTGGAACTCTGTTTGAAATATAGCTAGTAAGCTGTGGCGTATCAGCTAACATTTCTTCAGAGATTCTTAAATAAGCACCGATTTTTTCAACAGTATTGTTGTCGGCAGCCATCGTAAAGTCCGTTTGACCTAGGGAACTACCCTCGGCTTTTGGCGCAGAACCATCAGAATACGCAGTTTCTTTTACGAATCTTACAACATCTGAAGTTGTTGAACCTTGTGGGATTAAACTTCTCATATGTACAGACCTTACTGGATCAAATTTATATCCAGGAACTCTGTCAGCTGGTACTACTTCACCTGAAAAATCAGCGTTCATAGTCATATCAGCTTTAATTTGAAAAGCAGCACCTCTTGATGAACCGTTTTTAAGAGCATCAATTGCACCTTCATTAATTGACTTAATTAAAGCGCTTTTAAAAGATTTAGATTCTTTTTTAGAATTTAACGAATCAAAGTTTTTCTTATTAGCAACTTCCATTTCGTCCATTCTCTCATTAAATTTAGTTGTAAGATTATTGATTTGACTTTTTAAAGTTTCCTCAATCTTACCGTCAGCTCTTGTTTGAGCTTGTTCGTTAGCTTTTTCGATTTTAGCGTCAATAATGCCACCAAGTTCGTCAAGCTGTTTTTTTACATTTTCTTCCATAACGAATTTTATTTTAAAGAATTGATTAAATAATTATACATGTCAAAATCATCTTTTTTATTATCAACATTCGGCAAAGTGACTTCATCAATCGGCTTTGTGAACTCTATAAATAGAGATTTTAATTTTAAAATTTCCGCTTCAATAGCATATCCAAGTTCATCAGATATGTCACCTTTGCGGATTAATTTACACAGATTGTCATAACGCTTATTTAACTTATCTACATCTACATTTCCTTTTACATCTAATATTTTAGCTTCTTCATTTGCAGCTAAAGTAACAGCGCTAATTTCATATAATTTTACTTCAGTGATTTCTCTATAATCACCTTTGTTTTCTTTTTGCATTGGCATAATACCAACAGAATTTTCAGTAAGTACACCAGATTTCATTAATTCAACAACATCTTTACCTAATTGTGTTTTGGCAATTTCTGCAACAAATACAAGTCCTTTATCGTCCTCGTACATCTCTTTCATTTTACCGATTGGCTGCATCATGTTGTGTTGGTATAAATACTTTACTCTTGAACCATTTTCAGCAATGGTTTTTTTGTATGCGCCCTTCATAATAACGTCATTATCAGAATCTTTATTGCCGAAATAAGAGCCGTAACCCTTTACAATTCCAGCATATTCATCAGCGTCTAATAATTCACCAATTGGCGCTTGTTTAAATATGATATTTCCCATAACAAAAATTTATTTCAAAGATACAATTTTAATTTTTAAAAAGTTGCTTGACCAGCTAGACCAAAACCAATACCCTCTATATCATTAAGACCTTCTGCATTTTCAACAGGAAAAGGCGCAACACTACAACGACAATTAATAACGTTTGCAGCACTACCAGCTGGGTCACCTGGGTATTGCATAAACTCACCACCAACTAAAAACTGATCATTATAAGGTATTGGGTTACTAGCGCCAGCTTCAGCATGTGCATCACGTGTTCTATCGTCAAAACTAGCAACCCACTCTTTCATCATTTGTGCGCCTGGAAATATTGTTTGTGCGCTTTGCATTGTAGCAAAATTTGCAGCAGCTGTAGCTTCAGTTCTTACTAATCTAGTTGCTTGATTTGTAGAATATTGGTTAAATGTATTTCTTAAAATCCTTGCTTGTTCTGCTGCACCTAACATCATAAATTCACTGTCAGCCATAAAGCCAGTCAATATTCTTTTTAACGTTTTTTTAGCAGTTCCAGAAACTAATGTTACTCTTTGTGCGCCTATTGACATTCCTAAAAATGCAAAACGTTCCGCCCAAAAACTTTCAAATTGATCAGGATTAATACCTTTTTTAATAAACTTATCAAAGTTTCTTGCATACCATTTAGCAAACCTTAATCCAATTGTAACATATAAATCTCTGTATATGCTAACTAGACCTTCAGTCATAAATACATTCTCGTAATTTGTAGGATTCATTGCAATAAAAGATTCTATTGCTTTGTTGTATTCGGCTTTGTAGTAACGTTTTACGTAAGGGATTGTTTTGCGCTCTGCAATATCCATTTGTTTTTCAAACGCCCTTTGCCAGTCATCTTTATTCTTTATCATTTTCTAGCTGATTTAATTTTCTTTCAGCATATTTTAACATTGCATTACCACCCCAACCAAGGAATGCCACATAACCTTTGTCACGCCAAGGCGTATCTCTATAATCAGGATTTATTTTATCATAACCACCGCCTTTTGTTCTTGATAAGAAACTAAAAGTTCTTTTTAATGTAGATAAACTTAATTTTTCCCTAGCAATTAATTGGTTCATTCTTGCAAGTCCCACCTCTGTCATTCCCCTAACTTCTTCACGTCCATGTTTTTCAATCCAGTTCTTTACACGTTTTGCATTGTTAGTGGCGCTTTGTGGGTAATCACCATACGTTTCTTTTATTACTATTTCTTTAGGTTCTTCTTTTTTTTTTAGAAGTTTAGCAACATCAATTTCATTATCTACTTCAATATCAGAAACATCATTGTCTTTTACAGGAATAAGGTTTGCTGGAATGTAGTAATCATTTAAAATGTCACTTTCCTCATCTTCACCGTAATTCATTGCCATTCTTTTTTCATTAGGTGTTAACCACCATGCTTGGCTCATTTGATTTACAACTTTTTCAGTTTCTTCTTGTAACTCTGGTATAACAGAAAAATCAAAGTCAATACAAAGTTTCTCACCAAATTGTGGCGCTAACCATCTGTTTAATTCATCACGTATTTTACAAAGTTCAGGAATGACTGCGTTTTGATATAATGCTTTTTTCGCTTCCTTCATATTGTTATATGTTGAGGCATCTGTATTGTTAAGCATTTGTACTGGTACATGATAAATATTACATAAATCTTTTATAGACGCATTGTATTGTTCGATCAATGACACATCACTAGCATTTAAACCAAAGTTAACCCAGCTTAATTTCTTTGGTGTTATAATAATATCACCAGCATTGTTTGACCCTTGATGTGCTGATCTAAATTTATCTTTTAATTGTTGTGCTTGTACTTCATTTATGTCACCTTCTTCGCTCATTAACACACCTCTTGCTGTTTGGTTTTGTAGATACTTAACACCTGTTTGAACAGCTTCGTTGTTTGTAGTCATAGAGCGTAAACCAGCACGTAATGGTGATTGACCATAAAGATGTGAACCAGTACCGTCATAATATGGGTTAAAATCTTTTATGTGACAAATTTGTTCAGCTGGAATATCTACTTCACCGTTGTATTGTATTCTATAAGATTTAACTGGCTGCATAATACCACCAGAAACTATTTCCATCATTTGTGATGGCATTACATACATTTCTTTGTATTTACCAGCATTAGAACCTGATTCAGGCGCTATTCCGTAGATGTATCTATTACCAGTTAGTTTACCAAAAGCTATTACTTCTGTAATAAAACTACTATAAGATTGCATTGGATTTGGTCGGTCTAATAACATGTGCAATTCAGTATCTTCTATTTCAACTAATGCACGTTTTTTTAATATTTCAGATTTATGTAAAACATTACCATCAACTAAACCAGATGTCATTGCTTTATATCTTTTGTAATCAGCTTTATTGTCTATTTCATAAACTTGAAATGGAATTGTAGTTGCAGCTTTAGTAATAATATTTATTAATGAATAAATAGTTGCATTTTTTCTATATCCTTCATTAATGTAAGTGTCGTCATTTTCTGGATTCCATAAAATACTTTCACCCAACCAGTTATAAATCGCTCTGTTATATTCAGCTGCTGATTGTTGTGCGTTTTTAGTAATTAAGGATTTAAGACGGTCTAGGATTGATGCCATAGTTTTTACCTATAAAAAATTTTATGTAAAAATACAAAAATAAAAAGTAATTAAACCACAAAGAAATTTCTTATCAAATTACGCTCTATTGCATACGATGTAACGTCAATATGTTCATCATGTTTTGCATTAGGAAAAGTACCTACTTGCTGCAAGTATGCATCATTCCAGCTGTCTTTAATTAAGTAAACTCGACCACCTTCTATAAACGGTGACGATGCCCTTGCTCTTTCAATTTTACTGTATCTTACAAAATCTGTTTTTAATTCACTTACGTTGTAACCTGTTTCACGCCTTAATAATTGCACTAAAGATTTACCAGACGCTTTTGGTTCAACTAATATTTGGCTAATATGTACACCACAACTTTTAACAAAAGAAACTATAAATGATTTAAGTTCTGGCATCTCTAAATATTTATCTATGCTTTTTAGTATATAAAGATTATCACCGCTTTTACCACTTATCTGAATACCTGTTGGGTCATTCTTTGTGTCTTTAGTATAAGCACCATCAATAAACATTTCCCATTGTATATCGTTAGGCATTTCTGCTTTATTAATTATATTAAACCAATCTTTACGCCATTCACCACCTTCATCTGGCGCTGGGTCTTGCATATACTGGCCAGCAAATGTATAACGGTCAGCTTGCCGAATGTTTTCTAGCTCTTTAAATGAATGTTTGTTTGACCATAACGGTTTGTTTTCTTTGTCGATTGCAGAAAACTTTAAGTGATGCCATGGCTCACCACTGTTACCTTCTAATAAATATCCAGACAAATCATCTTCATGTAAGCGCTGCATAATAACTATAATTGGAACATCTCTATCGTTGACCCTTGACCTAATTGTTGTATTATATCTGTTATTAATAAATCCACGCCTAACGTCACTTAAAGCGTCATCTGGTTTTAATGGGTCATCAATAATTATAGCGCCACCATTACCAGCACCAAAACCAGTAATTGCACCACCACTAGCAGTAGCATATACACCGCCGCCTTGTGTTGTGTACCATTTCTTCCTACTTTGACTATCCTTCTTTAATGTTAATTGCCATATTTTTTGAAATGCATCTGATAGTATATATTCTCTAGTCATAGAACTATTATCTAAAGCTAAAGCATCTGAATAAGATAAGTGAATAAATTTTGCTCTTGGGTTTTTAGCTAAACACCAGCTAATGTACATTTTAACAGCTATTTCTGTTTTACCATATCTTGGCGGTATGTTTATAATAAGGCGTTTTATCTCACCTCTAAAAACAGCTTCTAGGGTTTCTGCTAATTTTATGTGAAAGTTAGCTACTTCAAATTTAATACCAGTATTTTCTTTAAAGATATACCTAGTAAAAAATAATAAAGAACTTTCGCATTTTTCTTTTATTATTCCATTAATATTCTTCATTTAGAATATCGTCAATTTTCTGTTGTGCTTCTGGTGATAATTTAGTTGTTGTTACGTCAGCTGTCATCTCAATATTTTGACGCTCTATATAGCCACGTTTACGCCCTCTAGTTTTTAACAAAAATATAGTTGCTGTTGTATTGCCTTCCATAATTTGTTGATGCAGATTAGTTTCTGCAAAATCTAACATAACGTTTTCTAAATCCTCAACCTTTTGTTTATAATCTTCATCACTCTTTAACCATCTATAATGTGTACATCTATCAATACCAGCCATAGGTGCAGCAGTTGATACAACACCAAATGTTTTTTCTAGTGCTGCAATCATTCTCTTTTTTAGTGTTGCATTATGTGGCTTTTTACTCATGATTATATTTTTCGTAAAGATACAAATATAATTCCCATATTTTTTTTTGCAACTCTTTTTGACTATAATGGTTTGGTGAAATGATCTTTTTGTTTTTTTCTTTTATTTCAATGTAAATGCCTGATTTTCTGGGCATTGGACTTACAAATATGTCATTTCCAAAACACCATTGGATTGCTTTATAATGCTTTTTAGTCATATGTAAATATAAAAAAACCCCCACAATTTGTAGGGGTTTTATAATTAAGTTAGTGTAACTATAAGCAATGCATTGCAGTTTCCTATTTCTTAATTTGTGATGGCAAACAAAGAAACATCACTTTTTTTGTCTTTACAGATGCAGTTAACTCCCTTGGGTACATCAAACTTTGTTTTGACTTGTTGTTCTGATTTCAAATATACAACAACATATTTGAATTAAAAAAATATTTTTACTAAAATTTTAAATTTTTTTTCATTTTAACCTGTTAAAAGGGTATATTATTATCTTTAATTACTTCAAATTTTTTGTTTTCACGTGTCAAATGTTTGTAAACACCACCACCTTCATAGAAATCTGGTGCTATTTCAAAGTGTCCTAATTGACCGTTTTCTTTACGTTTTACCTTTTCTACATATACAGTGACAATATCACTCTTATACTTTGATTTTTGTCCTATTTGTCTGAACACTATTAAACCATTATAAGATTTATTAAAGAAGTCGGCTGACCCAGAAATATCATAAAGTGACGGTTTTTTATATTTACCCTCAATTGATTCTATTTTTCTAGGGTGTGCCACTAAAAATAAATGTGTTTTAGTTTGCTGACAAAATTGTGTTATTTGTGAAAGTATTTTGCCGATATAACTAAAATCTTTTTGCGCTGAATGATCTAACATATTGTAAGGGTCAATAACACAAATATTAATACCTTTTTGCAATACAAGCTGTTTAAAGGCGTCTAAAATTCCTTTTAATGTTAAGTTCTCTAAATCTATTTTAACCCAGTGAAAGTGTTCTTGTATAAAGTCCTTTGTGTTATTCAAATCATCATTAGTACACGTTTTTTCATTTAATTTATTTGCAATACGTTTTATATGACCCTCGTATGGAAATGATTCAGGTGCAAACATTGCACATCTAAAGCCATATCTTGTAGCTAGGTTGCAGCATATTTGATCTACAATATCAGATTTACCGCTATTAGGTATGCCAGTAACAACAGTCCATTCACCAAAAGCCATGTTAAAATAATTATCTGATGCGCCCATTCCAATAGAATAGTTTTTTATACCATTTTCATTATAATTTAACACACTATCCCAAATATTATCAATGTTTAATATTCCTTCTAGCGGAAAATTTTTAGCATTAATAACAATACTTCTTAAAGTATCTTTATCAGCTTTAACTAAAACATCATTTGCGTCTTTATATTCACCAAAATCAACATATTTACATTTGTAATAACCAAAACGCCTTGCTAATTCATTTCTTAACATTAAACCAGGTGCATCATTATCAGTGCATAAAACTATTGTCTTTTTATTTTCAAAGTATTTATAACAATTGTCAAGATATTCTAATTTTTGACTGCCTTTACTTGCGCCATTAGGTACACTACATACACTGTAAAGACCAGCTTCATGTAAACTTAATGCGTCCATTTCACCTTCAACAATGTAAACAATGTCTAGTTCTTTTATATTATCTAAACCATAAAATATTAATTCAGCACCAGAAACCATTTTAAAGTTTTTTTCTGAATCTCTAAACTTTACATTTATTAATTGATTGTCCCTGAAATAATTAAAATTAATTACACGCCTTTTTTTATTTACTTGCGGCATGTATTCTAATGATTCACCAATTTGCCAATGTACTAATGTAGCTTCTGATATTTTTCTTTGTTCAAACCAGTTTAATACTCTGGCATTTATTTGTACATTTTGTCTAGTTGGTACAATATATTCAGGTTTTGAAGAAAACTTTTGCACTGTTCCTGACCAGCCGCAATTATGACAATTGTAGATACCTCTGGTGACGTTAACAGATAAACATTTGTCGCTTTTGTTTTTTCTGGTGTGACTGCATTTTGGACATGTTGTTTTGTATTCACCTGACTGTCTTTTAATTTTAATCCCTAAATTACTTAATTCGTTTATCATTATTTCGTTTTTATAAATTTATAAATTTAATTCATCAAATTCTAGCAAGCATTTTTTTGCTAATACAAATGCTTTAACTCTAGTCATTCTTAAATTATTATTTTTAAAGATCATTTCATTTGTTGCAAAACCTTCAAATCTGTATTTAGGGTATTTACAAACAAACAAAGCAAAAATATTACAATTGGTTTTTGCATATTCTGGAATCATAAATGGATTAGTAATATTTCTATTTACTTTAACATCTACAGTAAAATTTTTATATATACAGTCATATTTATCAGTTCCTAATGTTTTTGATGTATTTAAAATTGTAAAGTCAGGGAATAAATTTAGTTCCCTACAAAATATAAATTCAGCGCCAAAACCAACTTTATTTAATTCTACATCATTTTTTTTAGCAACTGTTCTATAGCCATTCCAACCAGTTTTTTCTTTATTTAACTGTCTTTCAGTAGCAATAGTAAAAACTATTTTCTGCTCTAATTCATCTAATGTAAATATTTGACCTTTTTTAATCATTAATAATTATTTGTATTTCATCTTCAGTCAACATTGTTCGTAACATTAGAAAATCAATGTCACCATTAATGGTTTTAGCGCCCACTAATGTTTTACCATTGGGGTCATTATATTTATAAAAACTTATATGACCTGGTATTTTTTTTCTTATATCATTAATGGTAACAGATTTTTTATACATAAACCTGTCAATATATTTTACACCATTTTTATCAGTGTTTCTTAATTTAAGTATTGTAAGAAAATTATTTTGCCAAAAACTATCTGTTCTTAATTCTTTGCATTTTAAATATACCTCACCTAAATCGTATTTATCTATGCGTTGTATTTTGTCTAAACAATCTAGCCAGTTGTTTTTTTGCGCTTTTGTTTGGGGTTGATTTTTTTCTGGAAATAGTTTTACAAAATGATCAAAGGCGTTTAAAACCCTATTATCATACTTTATATTACTTTTATTATTATATATATTATCTATATGTATATTACTTTGTTGTTGATTTCCAGGCAGCGGTTTTCCAGGCAGCGGTTTTCCAGTTAGCGGTGTGTCATTTAAGATATAATTATAACCTTTAAATTTACCTTCAACTTTAACTTGTTCACGTATCATAAAGCCAGCAGCTGTTAATTCTTTTATACAAGTTTGTAAGGCATCACGTCCATTTTTAAAATGCGCCATGATAAATGTAAACGTAATATCTTGGTTTTCTTCATGACTAAACAACCAACAATATAAACCAGTTGCAGCAGCACTAATATTTTTGTATCTAAAAATTGCAGACGGTATTATTACAAAACGTGAAAAACGTTTTGGTTTGATTATTTTATTTATTTTCATTTATCTATCTAATATGACTTTTAATTTATCACAAAAAACTCTTATGTCATTGTAATATTTTAAAAAATCTTTTAATGGAATGTCTTTATCTTCAAACACTTCCCATAACACTTCAACTAACAAATCAAATTCTACTCTAGTCATTTTACCAACGTACTCATAATTAATGATCACATCTTCTGAAATGCTTTGTGTCCAGCGAACTTTTTGATTATTTGGGTCAAAGTAAACGTAACTATATTTGCTCATTATTTAAATATTTTTCTATTGTCTGTATGCATTTGTCATAGTCATTTAGCCAAATAGCCAGCCAATTATTATTATTAAGTTTTTTTAACCAATCCTTTTGCATTGCTGTCGGTTTATTATAACCAACTTTTAATTCAATTGCAAGTCCACTATAATTTTTATTTGTTTTAAATATTAATAAATCAGGAATACCAGCTTTACCACCTAAATATTTAAATTTATATCGTTCAAACACAGTTCTTTTACCCTCATTAGGAACGTGTGCAAATAATAAAGTTGGGTGCTGATATTGTAGATATGAAATAACCCTATGTTGTAATTTATCTTCTTTGGTTAGATATTTAAAAAATGGGTTAGTTTTCAAAATTTATTTTTAAAGTTAATTTATTTTTCCATTAATTTTTTATATGCAGCTTCTAATTTTCCAAATTTTAACAATAACTCATTATATTTTTTGACTAAATCTTTTAGTGAAATTCCCATTTTGCTATGCTTTTGTTGTGTTAAAATTCTTATAAACTGATAATCTTGACTTATTTTTTTATCATATTTCATAATGTATGGTAATTCTTTAACGCCATACAATACTGATGCATGATTTTTATCTAATGATTTAGCTATTGCATAATATGTCATTTTTAAATCATTATAACATATATAATAATAAATATATCTTGGATAAACGTATGTCCTTTTCCTACATTTAACAGAAATATCTATTCCGTAAAACTTTTCTATAATTGCTCTTACTTTTTTCATAATAAATAACTACCATCATTAGCGTATTGATACCAATTATAACTTGGTATTACACCAGTTTCTAAATACATTTGATAATCTGCAAATGCTTGCTTCCAAGCTAAACGCCCTTGTTCTATCATTTCTTCGCTTAAAGCATAAACCTCAACAGTAAATGGATGAGTTGATTGTACAGTTATAAATCTAAAATGATTTATTTCTAACATGTCCATATAAAATGCTGCTTGTAAATGATAAGAATATTTATAAACATCATTCTTAAATGCTTTAGGTGAATTGTCTTGACAAGTTTTAACATCAGCAATAAAATCTTTATGTCTATTTAAAACATCTGGTCTAATTCTAACATTAGCACCTTGATATTCACCATAATGTGAAAGTTCTATTTGTCCTTTAGAATAATATTGCGCTAACGTAGATTTTTTGAAATTTTTATTTATAGCGTCAATACGTTCTTTGTCTTGACCTGGCAACATAATTTTATTTTTAGCTAATTTTTCGGCAGCTGCAAATTGTTCTTTACCAGCTTTAGTACGTCTATCTATATTATGCAAAACATAATACTCTTTATTAAAATTATCTGGCTCTAAAAGTGCTGTATGTACAGCTGTTCCAAATGCCATTGATTTAGATTCAAATGGTTTTCTGTTTAAATAATGATAAACAGATTTTTTATAAATTGTTTTAAGTCCAGAAGCGCTTATGCCTGGACTTGAATGATATTTTTCATTGCTGTCTTTTGCTGTTTTCATTTTTTAATTTTTTTATTTCGTTTTGTAATGCTTTGATTCTATATGTATATTCTAGCAACAAAGTGTCTTTTGTTTGATGTGAATAATTTGTTCTCATTCTGTTCCAGATATTATATGATCTTTTAAATCTCGATTTCTATTATATTGCTCAATATATGTGATTCTCTCTAATTCAAATGTTAAATGGTCAATAGCTTTTTGAATGTCTTCATTTGGAGTATCATGTTTTTTATAAGCTCTTAATATATAAGTACATGCAGTCCCTAAATGATAGTTTAAATTAAAATTGTCAACCACTTCTTTTGCAGTATAATTATTTAAACCGTTATAATATTTTGGTGTTTTTACTTTTGTTTTTGGAAACATTACGTTGAGTTTTAATTCTTTAAAAAAATTATCAGGAACATCTATTTTAAAGAATGTCCTAGATTTATAGGAAAATTTTCCTCTTTCATCTCTAACCCATATTTTATCATAATTTTTCCTACCACGAGTTTTAAGATATTCTTTAAATTCATAATATTTACCCTTTATTAAATATTTACTATTACTACCGCCAATATATTTTACTAAATCACCAGGTTTTAAATTTTCTATTTTCATAATTATTTAATTAAAAAGGGTGGCAATTAAGCCACCCCTGATTAAAAACTAAAATGGTAAATCGTCACCATTTTCTTCTGTTTGCTGAACCTTGCTGTCGGCTTTGTAAGTATTAAAACTCATGCTGCAAGAACCGTCACTATTTTTCCAAAGTGTTGCTCTATATTGCTCATTGCCTTGATACTCGCCTTTTGCGTTTTCAATTCCTTTTTGACGTAATGATTCGCCTAATAGCTTTGGTGTAATAATTACATTAGCAACTAGGTTCTCTGGTGCATTGTCATTAGGTTTAAAAAACCTTACACCATCTACATAAATTGATTTGTTTTCTGCCATAATTTAAATTTTAAATTTTGATTTTATTTGATTTTTATATTCAGTTTTCATTCTAAAAGCATTTAGAACGTTTTCTGCTTTCTTTTTTGTGCCTTTCAAGGTTGCATGAAATTGACTTTCAGTAAGCCATTTCCTGTCATCTTGTTTAGCAATAGCGCTATTTATTTCATCAGCGCTTGCAATACTAGTATCTAAACCGATACCAAGATTTGCTAATGCTCGACCCCATGCAGAGGTTTCACAATTCTCAACATGTGATGTTTTATTTACCTTGCTGCTATCTTTTATTTCTTCAGCAGTTCCAGTAGCTAAAACAAAACCATCTTTATTTTTTACAATGGCTTGCATCATGATTGTGTTTTCGGTTTTTTCAATTACTTCAGTAGTTAATGAATGGTCTTTAAAATTTTCTCTAAAAAATTTAACACGCTCATGAACTTCAACGTAATTTTTACCATGAATATTTATTGTTTTCATTTTCATTTATATATTTTAAAATGTTATTAATTAATTGATCAAAACCATTATCTCTTAACAGTATCATTTCATTTACTGTAAAAGTTTCTGGTTTATAAATTCTTGATTTTAATGTAGGCATTGTGCATTCAAGTATTTCGCACACATCATAACGCCTTAATCGTAGACGTTTTAAATCGTCTTTAAATGCTTTTTCTATATACATGTCATTTTTATTAATTCACTGACAAAGATTAAAAAATATTTTCAATAAAACAAAAAAAATATTTTAAAATATATAAAAAAACCGCCACAACTATAAAGTCATGACGGCTCGCAAACAGAAAAGGAAAGCAAGGTTTTATTCACTTGTTATTCTAAAATCACAGCTTATATCATCATCATCATTTGGTAAGTGTGCTATCACTTTTGCGTTTGCTGATTTTACATTATATGTTAGTCCATCTATATAACAACTCTGTGGGTCTTGTGCAATAGAAGTACCAAAATTAAACCATATTCTATTATGCATGCTTACAGGGTCGTTTTCCATATTTCTAAATGTCCCTTCATATCTTACTAAAAACTCTCTATAATCATTCATAATGTTTTGTAAATGTCTATGGAACATAGGTTTAAAATTATTATCTCTTGTTCTTCTATAACCATAAGTTGTTCCAACACCATTACCAGTGGCAAAATAATATGTACCTGTTATAATTTTTTCGTCACTGTAAACATTTGTTGCAGAAGTTCTTTTTGCAAATTCTATATATGAACTCGGCAACTGTCTATTATCGTTTGGCGCAGAGGGAAGACCAGATGGTTTAAAATAATTACCAATAACACCTACATTGTCAAAATAAATTTCTTGTATACCTGTACCTGAATAAGTACAATTTAAAACTTGCACACCAATTTGTTCATTAGTTAAGTTTGTAGGATAACCAGTACCAGTAAATGGTATTGATATTGTTTGCCAATTGTTAAAAACTTCAATTGTTCTTGTTATTGTTGTTTGTGTTGTAGTCCAAGTGCTATTATCATCGTCCCAATAATGAAAGTTTGGTGGCGCACTTACCACAATTCTAACTTGTACTGTAAATGATGAAACACTATTTTCATTTTTTTCTGCAAATACTCCAAATTGAGCAGTTGTGCCAGTATTATATGGATTCCAAGATTTTGCAGTTTGTCCAGCATAATCTGAATTAAACACTAATGTTTCACCACTAGTTGGAGCGTTAACAAATTTAATTGCTTTGCGTCCTTGTTGAGCAAAATCGTCTGTTGTTAATGATGCATAACTAGATAAAACCCAACCATAAGTACCATATTCAAAACCAATATTTCTAGTAAACTCATATATGTTATTTTGTGTGGTTGTAAATTTATATCTAGCTTCATTGATCGGTTGTATATATTCTCTCACTAAATCACCACCTACATTTTTTAAATTTGTAGGAACAACTTTCAAAACAGATTGATTGCTGTTTGATTGATAAACACCAGAAGAATTGTAAATGTCAGTTTGTATTACTTCATCATTAGCACTAACTAATTGCGCTGTAATGCTTGATTGTATACCAGTTGGATTATTACCATTTATTTGTGCTGTTGTAAATATTGATGACTTAACATTAGCATCAAAAATATTAGAATTTTCTATAATATACCAACGTCCATAAGATTGAAATATACGGCAATTGTAATTTTTTAAAATTGCTTCTAATTGTTTTTTACAAGTAGGTAAATCAAATTTATTAATTAGTTCATTACGCCCACTAGTTATTAAAGATTCAGACATTACTCTTTTTCTGATAGGAAAAGTTGGTGTCCCAAAATAAGGCGATAATAAATCTGCTTGAACATATATATCTAAACCTAAATCAAGATGATCTAATATGTCTGCTATTCTTACGCTGTTAAATATACCAGTAGCTTCATTAAATGGACTAGAAGAAATTGGTGTTCTAAAATTATCTAAAGTTCCTAAACCATCATATGCGCTTAAACTAAATCCTACTGGATTAGCTTTATATTGTTCTTTAAATCTATCAACAACAAGCCAACCAATCCAGTAAGTTTGATAAACGTTAGAACTGTCTTTATATGAAATTTTTACCTGATACTCTCGTTCATCATGCTCATAAAAATCGTCATAAGTAACTGTATCAGTAGTAAATAAATTTAATGTGCAAACAGAACCAATAATTGGCGAATTAAATGGATCGTCATTTGCATTCCATTTAATAACTACAGGTTCAGCTTGACCTACAATTGGCAAGACACTTCCTGTATAACCATCTTTAAGAATTTCAATTTTTTTGCCTTTAGTTAAGACATCACTAAATTCTAATCTATATTTAACACCGTATGCCATTAAATTAATCTGTTACGTGTACTGTTTGCTCGTTCAAGTGCGACTACTAAATCTTGACCTCTTATTTCAAATGAACCCCCCACTTGTACTTGTTGAGCGCCACCTGTATTACCTATCATATTTTTTAATTTATCTAATGGCGCAATAACTTCAGGATTGCTTCTCGCACCAGGATATTCACCCATTAAACCTAAAGTTGGTGCGCTTACAATACCACCTTTTGCAAAAGCTGCTGGTTTTTGTTGTGCAATTTTTTGTGATTGACTACTTGCAAATTTACCTAAAGCAACAAGCGCAATACCAGCGGCAATAGCAACAGCTGGATTTAAAGATTCTAATGCTTTTTTTATACCTTTTACACCTAAACCTATATGAATTGCTAATTTACCCATTTGTGTCGCCATTTGACCTAATGAACCTAATAAAACACTACTTAAACTTTTTGCTAAATTACCACTACCACTGATTGCTGCACCTAATGCTTCACCAATACCTACAGCCATATTATTCAAACCACCTGTAACTATTTCTGACAGACCAGCGTTAAATTCTCTAGCTTTACCCATTAATTCCATTTGTTTTTCAGAATAAGAAGTACCAAAATTAGATATTTGTTCAAGCGGTGTTTTTGTGTCTATATTAATTGGCGCTATGCCTTGACTAGAATCGCCTAATGATGAAACTGAAGATTGTGTTTCACGTTGATTTCCAGCACCTAAACTACCACCTTGTGTTGAAGTATTAAAATTAACTGGAACATCAATTGTTTTTCCACTAATATTTGCAGAAGCATTTTCTAATCCTTCATTAACTTCTTCAATTACTTTATGCTCTAATTTAGTACCTAAATTATTTAAACCTTCAGCAGCAAAATTAGCAATATCTGAAGTAGCGTCAGAAATTATTTTTTTACCGTTATCAAAACCTTCGCTTAACACACTACCAAAATCAGCGCTAAAACCTTTACCAGCTTCTTTTATTAAATTCCAAAGTGTCATGAAAGGTGCAATTACTAATTCTATTTGTGCTTTGATTAATCTAAATGCAGTATAAAAAGCTACCCTTAAAGCAAGCACTGCAACTCGTAATCCTTCACTACCATTATATAAATCAACAAATTGATTATACAAATTAATAAATATAGGTTTTATACGATCCCAATTTGTATAAATTACAGTTGCAATTAAACCAAGCGCAGTTATAAGTAAGCCAATTGGACCTAATGCTGTTTTAACGGCAACACCTACAGCCATAATACCAGCTTTTAAAGCTGGTAAAATACTCATTACAGTACCAAATGCACTTATTAAACTACCAACAACAATTAAAGCTGGACCTAATACTGCTACAAAAATCATAAAACCAGCAACTAGTTTTTGTAATGGACCTGGTAAATTTTTTAAAAAACCTGTAACTTTTTGCGCAACACTGCCAAATGATTCAACTATCGGCACAACTGCAACTAACAATATTTCCCCTAATTCCTGTAAACTTTGTTTTGTTTTATTTGTAGCTTTTTGAAATTTAAAACCAGCGCTTTCTTCTGCAATAGCAAAAGCGTTAGCCGTTGAATTTGCGCTGTTAGACAATTCATTAAATATTTCAATATTGTCTTGCATTCCAGCGCCTGTTAAATCCATAACACCTTTTAACGCTCTGATGTTTGGAAATAAATCTTTCATTTTTATACCAGTACCATCTAAACTACCTCTTAATTGTGCTAGAGTAGCCATTAAACCATCTTCAGCAACTGATTTTTCAAGATCGTCAAACGTAATTCCTAATCGAGATAATTTCTTTTTTGCGTCATCTGATGGTTTTTGAATACCCATCAATATTGCATTTAATTGTGTAGCACCATTTGCAGCATTAGTACCTGTACGTGACATAGCAGCAAGAGCAGCACCAACTTCATGAAATTCAACACCCATATTTGATGCAATAGGTATTACTCCGCCCATTGACCCAGCTAATTCACTAGCTTCTAATTTACCCTCACGAACAGCAGCAGTTAAAACATCAGTAGCCATTGTTGCG